ATTATAGAGAGGACAAAAGATGCGCTGGATGCTGCTAGTTCCGTCGATCTTAATCCTGAACGGTTGCGCGAGTCTGACGGGCATCGTCGGGACTGAGAACACCAACACCAAGGTTTGCGCTGTTTGGCGAGATGTTTCGTGGTCTAAGAAAGACACGGATCAGACCATCGGCGAGATTAAGGTCAATAACGCCAAGCGTGAGGCGTGGTGCCATGACGCCAAATAAATGCTAGAATAAGGCGTTAGCGGGGTTCCTATGACGACAGGTCTTTCATATGACGGCACCGTGGCTGACACAACCAGCTACGTTACCCAGATCGCAACCTTGGCTGTTGTCGAGGAGGCTGATCCCGCTTTTGTGATAATCCTGCCCCAAATGATTACCTATGCGGAAAACCGCATATATCGTGACCTTGATTTCTTGTTCACATCGACTTCGATCACCGGCTATCAATTTTCTACGGGCAGCCGTCAGCTCACGATCCCGCAGGGGACTATCGTTGTTAGTGAACAAATCAACGTCATTACGCCGGTCGGGCAAAACAACCCTAACGCGGGCGCGCGTAATCCTCTGCTTCCGACCACAAAAGAGTTTTTGGATGCAGTCTATGGGAACTCGACCTTAACTGGTCTTCCTAAGTATTTTGCTCCCTTCAACGACAACTTGTTTCTGGTGGGTCCGTATCCAGATCAACCGTACTTTGTCGAGATCGTCGGCACCTTCCGCCCGGACAGCTTGTCCAACACGAATAAGACCACGTTCTTGAGCCTTTATCTTCCAGACCTGCTTATCATGGCAAGCATGGTCTATGTGTCCGGCTACCAGCGCAATTTTGGCCGGGCTTCTGACGATCCTGCGATGGCTCAATCTTACGAGAGTCAGTATCAGGCGCTTCTGCGTGGCGCTGCGATTGAAGAGGCCCGCAAGAAGTTTGAGGCTACAGGCTGGACTTCTCAGTCTCCGTCTCCTGTCGCGTCTCCGACGAGGGGTTAATCCATGCCCCACGCCAGTCTAAAGCTCCTTCCCGGCGTCGATAAGAACAAAACCCCAGCCTTGAATGAGGCTGGGATTTCTGAGTCGCAATTGATCCGATTTATCCCTGACCGCACGTTGGGTGGATTAGTTCAAAAGCTCGGTGGCTGGTCTAGGTTTTACTCTACGCCGATCAGTTCAATTGTGCGGTGTCTTTGGGCTTGGCAAGACACAAACGACAATTCTTATCTTGGTGTTGGCGCAGAGCAGTCTTTGGATGTCATCAAGAACAATGCTCTCAACACAATTACCCCTCAGACGACCGTTGTTAATGTTGTTCCTGATTTTACCACTGTTGCCACACCAACGCCGTCTAACGTTGTCATAGTTGTAGATTCCTCAAGCACTCCAGTTGATTCGTATGATGTCGTATACATCAAAACGCAAGTTAGCGTTGGCGGATTAATACTCTTTGGTCTCTATCCTTGTGACGGCAACGGAAGCAGCACCTATTCCATATCTGCTTTTGATGTCATCGGTCAGCCTGAGTTTCCAACTTCTAATGTGACCAGCGGCGGTGATGTCCCTGAGTTTGATTCTACCCTTGGAAGTGCTGATATTGTGGTCACTCTCCCTGACCACAAATACACGGTAGGCTCTACTTTTCCAATTTTGGTCTCTACCACCGTTGGTGGTGTAACGCTGTTTGGAAATTACACTGTAATCGCTGTAACAAATTCAAACGAATTTACAATCAGGGCACCAAATTCCGCGACGGCTAATGATAACATTTTTATGAACGGCGGCGATGTTCGTTTTGAGTATTACAATAACATTGGGCCGCTTCCTCCCAACCAAGGATATGGAACGGGTGGGTATGGTGAGGGTGGTTACGGGGCGGGGCCTGCTGTTCCTCCGGTTGGGGCAGGCACCCCAATTACAGCCGTCGATTGGACGCTCGACAATTGGGGAGAAATCTTCATTGCTAACCCGCTTGGTGGTCCAATTTATAAATGGTCGCCAACGGTTAATGACCCCGTAGCATCTATTATTTCTGGAGCGCCGCCGGTTAATAACGGCTGTTTTGTTGCCATGCCGCAACGGCAGATTGTGGCTTATGGCTCGTCGTTTACGGGCATCATTGATCCTCTCTTGATCCGCTGGTGCGATGTCGGGAACTACGACATTTGGTACGGGACGGTTGCTAACCAAGCAGGGTCTTATCGCATACCCAAGGGATCAAAGATTATTCAAGCGATTCAAGGGCCGCAACAGGGTCTTGTTTGGACAGACCTTTCCGTATGGGCGATGCAATATGTTGGCCCTCCTTTTGTATACAACTTCAACGAGCTTGGAACTGGTTGTGGTCTAATTGGCCGCAAAGCTGCCGGCTCGATGAATGGTATTGTGTATTGGATGGGTCAAAGCCAGTTCTTCAAGCTCTCAGGCGCAGGTGTGGAGCCAATTCGCTGTCCTATCTGGGACGTTGTGTTCCAAGACCTAGACACATCCCCAGAGGCGCTAGATAAAATTCGGTTTGGCGCAAACTCTCGATTTGGAGAAATACGTTGGGAGTTCCCAACTGTTAGCAATGGTGGCGAAGTTAGCCATTACATCAAATACAATATCTTGCTCGACCAATGGGACTACGGTCAAGATACCGTCCAAAACTCTTATGTGGCCCGCACGGCTTGGATCAATGAGAGCGTGCTTGGACCTCCGATTGGCGCAGGAGCCAATCGTATTATTTATCAACACGAAACATCGCCAGATGCAGACGGGCAAGCAATGTATTCCAGTTTCCAAACTGGTTACTTTGTGATGAGCGAAGCGGATGTAAAAATGTTCGTGGATCAGGTTTGGCCTGATATGAAGTGGGGTTATTTTGGCGGAGCGCAGAACGCTACCGTAGACCTTACATTCTATTATTCGGACTACGCCGGCCAGACTCCATTACAGACGACAACATATCCGCTGACCCAATCGACCAATTTTGTAACGCCGCGTTTCCGTGGCCGTCTAACGGCTATCAAGTTGGAAAGCTCTGACGTTGGTACGTTCTGGCGTATCGGTAATATTCGCTATCGCTTTCAACAAGACGGGAAGTTCTAATGGCGTCACTTGACGACATCCTTACAACCCAAAAGAACGGCGTTGTAGCCATCAATGGTTATATCAACGCCCTTCTGCGCTCGCAGGGAACGTTCACATCAGCGACCGTTACCGCTGACACGTTGATTGTTTCTGGCCGTGGATACCTTGTTTCGTGGTCTGTCGTTGATGCGGGCACTGCGGAAGGGTTTATCTATAACTTCAATGCCGTTACCGGCTTTGCAACGACACAGGCTCTTTGCTCAACAGGGACGACTGTTGGCGTGTTTCCCGCCGGCATGGTTTTTACAAATGGGCTGGTTGTCTCACCGGGGACAGGGCAAGCCATCAACATCACCTATTCGCTGGGGTAAGCCATGCCGCTCAAAAAGGGTTCATCCCAAAATACCGTTAGCTCAAACATAAGTGAGCTTATCCATTCTGGCCGGCCTCAAAAACAGGCTGTCGCCATAGCTCTAAATGTTGCCCGTTCTGTCCGCCCAAAACACGCTACAAACGGTCAGGTTAAACTGCCGAACGTCAACGACCTTCCCGAAGAACTATCGAGTTTGGCTCCGCAGCCAAAGCGTCTCCCAAATGTTAATTCTCCAAATGTTGACAAAATGTTTTGGATTAACGAGCGTGAAGGCAAAAAATTTGGCGGTGAGACCATTCAGCATCACGTTGGTCCGATCCATAGTCCAGTGGCTGGGCGCACTGACCATCTTCCAATGCACGTTCCTTCCGGCGCGTATGTCATCCCTGCTGACATCATTTCGGCGATGGGTGAGGGCAATACGATGGCTGGCTTTAAAGTCGCCAACCAGATTTTCGGCGAACAGCCTTCGGGCCGCTCCGATGGGGAAGCGGTGCCGATTGTGGCGGCTGGCGGCGAATATGTGATCCATCCAGAAAACGTGGCGAACCTCGCCAAGGGCGATCTGGATCACGGGCACAGGATTTTGGATTCGTTCGTTAAGAAAATGCGAGCGAAGACGGTGGCAACGTTGAAAGCCCTTCCGGGGCCTAAGCGTGACTAAGGGGGAACCGATGGAAGAAGAATTGAAGATCAGGATTGGTACGCCGGCAGATGTCGATGACATTATGGAGCTGGCGCTTTCGGCCTGTGACGAGAACGGGTTTGTTGAACCAAACCCGGCAAAATTGCTAAACGAGATATGGCCGGCGCTAAACCTGCATTTTGGCCTTGTTGGCATTATCGGGCAGCAAGGCGCAAAGCCAGAAGGCGCTGTTCTTCTTAGAATTGGCGCAATGTGGTATAGTGACAACGAGGTGCTTGAGGAGAAGGCTATCTTCATCCACCCCGAATACCGGAGCGCCAAAGGGGGAAGGGCGCGCCGGCTTTGCGAGTTCTCGAAGCAGGCAGCCGATTCGTTGGGTATCCCTTTGATAATTGGCGTACTTTCAAACAATCGGACAGAGGCGAAAGTCCGCCTGTACAAGCGCCAATTCGGTGAGCCGAGCGGTGCTTTCTTTTTGTATAACGCCCGTACTGGCGGGTGGCAGAACGCTGCGGAGTAGCGAATATGGGCGGTAAAACTACAACTGCTACACAGTCAGTTCAGATTCCGCCGGAGGTTCTGGCTCGCTACAACTCGGTCAACGCCCGAGCGGAAGATGTAGCTTCCCGCCCATTTATGCCCTACTCGAACGACCCCAACGCCTTTGTGGCGGCTCTTACGCCGTCGCAGCAGGCCGGGATTGAGAACATCAACGCTGCGGCGGGTATGTCGCAGCCGTCCTTCGCCGCCGGCCAGAACATGATCCTTGGCGGTCTGTCGCAGGGCGCACCGCTCGTCCAACAGGGTCTAGGGCAGGGTCAGGCGCTCACCGGCAACGCGCTCAATATCGGTAGCAAGTTCGGTTCGCAGGCTGAACAGGCTATTGGGGCCGGCATGGGTCCGGTTAACGCGGAGCAGTTTTCCGGCAGCCAGATCGACAAGTATATGTCTCCCTACATGAAAAATGTGGTGGAGGCGCAGCAGGCGCTCCAGCAACAAGAGGCTGAGCAGCAGCGGTCGGCTCTTAATACGCAAGCGATCATGTCTGGGGCCTTTGGTGGCGACCGTGGCGGCATCGCGCAGGCCAATCTGGCTCGCCAGCAGTCCCTCGCCAATCAATCCACCCTCGCCAACCTTTTGCAGGGCGGCTACGGGCAGGCTCTGGGCGCGTTTCAACAGCAGCAGGGCGTCAATCTGCAGGCTGGTCAGGCCAATCGCGCTGCCGTGCAGAACGCCGCCAATCAGCTTGCTGCTCTGGGTCAGCAGCAGTACGCGCAGAGCCTTGGGGCAGGCCAGAACCTTTACAACATGGGTTTGGGCGCTGGTCAGGCGCTTTACGGCATGGGCACGGGCGCTGGTCAGGCGTATGCGGGCCTTGGCGGACAAGCCGAGCAGGCGGCTCTCAATGCCGCGCAGAGCCAGATGGCGGCTGGTCAAATCCAGCAGCAGACCGATCAGGCCGGCAAAACGGCCATGTACAACCAGTTCCTCCAGCAGCAGGGCTTCCCCTATCAGCAGGCGCAGTTCCTCGCCAACATTGCGATGGGCACCGGCGCGCTGTCTGGTAGCACTACGACGACGCAGCAGCCGTCTGGCTGGTCGGATCGCCGCCTGAAGGAGAACATCCGCAAGGTCGGCGAGACCTATGACGGTCAGGACATTTACGCCTACAACCTCAAGGGCGAAAAGCGCACCCAGCTTGGTCTGATGGCGCAAGATGTTGAAAAACACACGCCGGAGGCGGTCGGCCTTTCGCGCGGGTATAAAACGCTCGACTACAAGAAAGCTACGGATGACGCCGCTAAACGCGGTCATTTTGCCGATGGCGGTCTTGTCCCGTCTAGCATGGGCGGCGCTGTCTATGAGCCCGGTGAATTTGCGCGCGGCGGTTTTGCCGATGGCGGGTATGCGTCAACGGATTATGAAAAGCTGGCGAACGGCAACTACCTAGCTCCGGACAGTTCAGTTCTGACGCCGCAGCAATATCAGTCCCAATATGGCGCAGCAGCGATGCAGACCGGTCCCACACCGGCTCAGCAGGTTGCTCAATTTTATAAGAACAACCTTGGCCGCACAGGAACGGCTGACGAATACGGTTATTGGACCGGCTTAATGAATAGCCGTGGCCTGAGCGCCGACCAGATCGGTCAGGAAATCGCCAATTCTGAAGAGGGCAAGGCTTGGGCCGCGAAGGCTCCCACGCAGATGCCTACCGGTGTTCCCAATAAGCCGTATCAAGAAGCTCTAACCTACAATCCTGACGCTTTTGCTCAACGCGATCCTGTCACGCGGAATAAAAGTGGTTTCGCTGCGGCTGCTCCGGGTTCCAGCTACTCGTCTTTCGCGCCTTCGCAGAACTATTTCTCGCCAGAAAAACTTCAGGAGTTAGGTCTCCAGCAAGGTCAGCAGATTACGCCTGAACAGTACGCGCAGTCTCAGCAGTATGCTGAGGTCACGCAGAGGGCTAACAATCTCTACAATCAGCAGTCCATGCAGCCGCAGGCTACCGGCAAAGGTCCGTCCACGACTGGCTCTCCGCCGCCGCAGGCTACTGGAAAAGGGCCATCCACCACGACGCCAGCGAACCCTGTGCCACCTTCCCCTCCGCCTAGCGCCTCTGGTAAGGGACCGGCTGCTGCGCCTTCGACGCCTGCTGTTCCGCCCCCTCCGCCCCGCTATGGGTCGTCCTATCAGACGCCCGCTAATTCCGCCGGCGGCTCTATGGTTGGCTCTGGCAAGGGGCCATCGACGGTCGGCTATCCGGGGTCTGGCACTTCCATGCCCACGGCCAGCGGCAAGGCTCCTGCGGCTGGTATGGCTTCTGGCGGTCGTATCGCCAAGCAGGGTGGCGGTATGGCTGCTATGCTTCAGCAGCTCGCCGCGCAGCACGCGCAGCAGTACGGTCAAATGCCGGGAGGGCCCGGCACGGAGCCGCATTCTCGCATTAAGCACTCCATCCAAATGCCTTCGGCTGAGGCCCAGCGCCGCCTGTCTCCCGGTTCATTGCCGTCTCGCCCCCAGAGCGGCGTAAAGACAGCCGCCGACATGGGCACCCAGTTGGCGAACCTCTACAAGACCGGCAAAGAACTTAGAACTGACGTTAAAAAGTTGTTTGAGGAAGACCCCAACAAAAAACAAGTTGGTGGTGGCGAGACTATCAAGACAACCACCCCCGGCGGGTCTGCGCCTGCGGCTCGCGCTTCGCTTGACCAGCCTAATATGGACGAGAGCGTGCG